TTCTTTTGTATTATCTGTTGAACCTGTATCACATATTACCCAATAATCAAAAATAATTTTTGAACATAAATTATTTAATGTTTTTTCAATAATATGAGACTCGTTTTTAACTATCATATTTAAACAAATTGTAAAATTTTTGTTCATAAGTATATATTTATGAATATAAAAAATCTTTTTAAATTCATATATTTTTGTATAATTCAATTTTATAAAAAAATATGTTCCAAAAATAAAACAAGAATTATAAATGATTTTTTATATAGTTTAAGACTATATAAAAATGGCGTTTGAAATGTAAAAAGGTGTAAAATATTTTAATATTTACTTATAATGTTTTTACAATTAATCGTTTTTAATGTTTTTATTAACAAATATATTTACAGCAATTTACATTTCAACTAGATCCATAAACTTAAATAGCGACTTGTTTGTAAGACTTTTATAATCCTTTACCTTACTATTTGCGATGTGTTCGACAACTTGAACGATTGTCATACCACTAATTAATTCGTAATCATTATTTCCATACAGGTCCTTCCTATATAGAATCGCAACAGTCTCAGTCAGTTCATCAACCTCGTTCTTCTTATCGTCGACGGATATAAATTTATACATTTGATCAAGCAAATTTCTAGTGATTTGAATAATTTGAGCCTTAGGAATAACACCGGTCATCATCAAATTCAAATAAAATGTCGCAAGCGATTTCCTCTTTTCGTTGATCTTATTAATTTCACAAAATTTATCATAATTAACCTTGGGGTCTACATATTCAATCACATTAAATAGTTCGATAAAATGGTCAAAATTCTTCTCAAATGTGCTCAACATCATTTCATATTTTGAAGTCAAATCAGAATATAGTTCGGCATACATCTTGGAATAAAATCGGTTGTTAGACGCGATTTCAAATAATGCGGCACTAAGCAATCCCATATCTTCTTGCGTAATATTTTCAAGTACCAACTTGTCAATGATTTCAATAATTTTATTACGCATATCAATATAATTCTTATCCGACATTTTATTCAAGAATATTCTAATGCTATCAATTTGTGCGGCCAAACCAACCTTCTCCTCGAGCTTTGTAGGTTGGAATGTTTTTACACTACTCCAGTCATCATCACTAATAATCTCGTGCGCCTTGTTGCGTCTTCCCCGCTTAAAGCCACCATCCTTTGCCGTCGGCTCAACCTTCATCGGATTTTCTCTCTTCTGAAATACCGGCGTTCTAACATAATCTGGTGCTCCCACTTGTAATGCGATATTTGAGATAGTCTCAAGCGTAGCATCGGGTAGTTTATAATCAAATCCGTTGAAAAGGATTGAATTGATAGTTTCTAGAGTATATCTCATTGTTGCGGTTGCCATCATACAGATATTATATACTTGCTAGGTAATATTTATATCAATTTTTTTATAATTGTAATTATGATAATAAATATGCTTAAACAGATTTTCTAATATTATAGTATATGACAACTACGAATTCAGAAGTTATCGAAGCACTGGGGGAAAACGGAGAAAATGAGTCTTCGTTTGATATAAAAACTTGGGATGAGCTAGACTTGGCACCAGATTTGCTGAGAGGGATTTACGCATATGGATTTGAAAATCCAAGCCCCATTCAGCAAAAGGCCATCAAGCCTATTACTCTTAAGCGAGATGTTATCGCGCAAGCACAATCTGGAACCGGTAAAACGGCAACATTTACAATTGGTGCGCTATCAAACGTGGATGTAACGAACAATTCCACTCAAGTATTAGTTTTGTCTCCTACCAAGGAATTAACCCGTCAAACAGCAAAGGTTTTTGAGGGCATTGGTAGTATGATAAACGGGTTAAAAGTTCAAGCCGCGTATGGCGGTTCAGCTGTCGAAGAAACAAGTAGTTTTTCAAATAAAAATACGCCTCACGTGATTTGTGGCTGCCCTGGTCGCGTCTATGATATGTTGCGACGAGATAGATTATCAAGTAAAAAGATTAAGCTCATCATTCTTGATGAGGCCGACGAAATGTTGTCATCCGGATTCAAGGAACAAGTGTACAATATTTTCCAATATTTGAATGCGGATATACAGGTCGTTTTGGTTAGCGCAACATTGCCTGAAGGTATGAATAGTATCATTGGTAGCATTATGCGTAACCCAATTAAAATTAGCGTCAAGCGCGAAATGCTTACGCTCGAGGGTATCGCACAATATTACATTGCCGTCGAGGACGATAGACAGAAATATTTGACATTAAAGGATCTTTTTTCCTTCTTATCTGTTTCTCAATGTATTATTTATAGCAACAGTGTCAAGCGAGTCCAAGATTTGTATGAAGCAATGAAGGAGGATGAATTCCCTGTTTGCCGCATTCATAGTGGTATGGAGAAGAGTGAGCGAGACAGCGCGTTTGTGGATTTCAAGTCTGGGCGTTCGCGTGTGTTGATTTCATCCAACGTAACTGCGCGTGGCATCGACATCCAGCAAGTAAGTATTGTGATCAACTTTGATATCCCCAAGTGTGTTAACACATATCTTCACAGAATCGGTAGAAGCGGCAGATGGGGTAGAAAGGGTGTTGGGCTTAATCTTATTACTAGACGTGATCTTCCAAAAATGAAGGAGATCGAAGCGCACTATTCAACTCAAATCTCAGAAATGCCATCCGACCTCGCGTGCTTGACAACTCGTTAATTGTATCTGTTAATTATTATCTGGCACCCGTTAAAAATTTGTACAAATTGATTCGTAAAAATACTCCATTATATTTCTAATTTTTAATATAATGGATTCCGATAAAAATAAAGAAGCACCCTCTACTATAGTTTATAATATTAATGAACATTTTAAGGTCCCAATCTATTATAACAATGAGCGGGTAGAATTGAAAAAGAATATTATCACAGATTTAGAATTAATAAATACGGTTGACACGTCGTGTAATCCAATCTATTCGTTTTGCTTTAATAATGACAACGACGTGTCGAACAAGATAACCGAACAAATTTCGAAATATTATACAACCGATACTAATTTCTTGAAAGATAATCAAAAACTTATTAAAACATATGTAGCACCACAAACTAGATATATAAGTTTATCGCCAAACTACAAAAACATAGTTGACATATGGAGCGAGTTAAAACTAGAAGCCGGGTTTAAGGAGAAGTATTATTACGTTGATTGGGAAATGTTGGAGTTTTTAAATACATCCGAGCTTTTCCTACAAATAATGAGCATTTATAATTTATTGTCGCCGTTAATGTCTCTCATAGTCCCTGTTATCATACTGATAGTGCCGTTTTTTATTTTGAAAATGAAAGGATTACCATTGACAGTCAATGAGTATATCGATGTATTAAAGGTGGTGGCAGAAACAAACGCAATCGGTAAGCTATTTACGGTAAATTTCGCGGAAATAAACGCACAGGAACGACTATATATTTTTGTATCCGCTGCTTTTTATTTGTTTTCAATTTACCAAAATATTATGGTGTGTGTTAGATTCAATAATAATATGAAAATAATTCACACACACTTTAGAGATATTGGTATATATTTAGACAACACACTAGACTCGATGGATAACTACTTGTTATATTCGAAAGATTTAACTACACACGAAGGGTTTAACGCGGAACTCAATACAAAAATGAACACACTTGGAAATATTAGAAATAAAATTAAATCGATAACGGAATACAGCATATACAACATCAATAAGTTTAGAGAAATCGGTCGCGTATTTAAATACTTTTATGAATTACACACTGATACTGAATATGATGCGGCAATAATGTATTCACTTGGGTTCAATGGTTATATTGATTGTATAAAAGGGTTACAAACTAATATTGAAGAGAGAAAAATGAGCTATGCGACATTTACAGACGACAGTAAAAAGGGTAAATTTGTAAACAGTTATTATGCGTGCTTGAAAGACGATAAACCAATCAAAAACGACATTAAATTCAAGAAGAATATTATTTTAACCGGACCCAATGCTTCGGGAAAAACGACAGTTTTAAAATCGACGCTAATTAATATTATAGTCACACAACAATTCGGATGTGGATTTTATGACTCGGCAAAGCTCGCACCATTTAAGCATATTCATTGTTATTTGAACATCCCGGACACATCAGGCCGCGATAGTTTATTCCAAGCAGAGGCGCGAAGATGTAAGGAAATTCTGGACACGATAACTGCGAATAAGACGGAAACCCATTTTTGCGCATTTGATGAATTATATTCTGGAACAAATCCTGAGGAGGCGGAAACGAGCGCAACCGCATTTATGCTTTACTTACAAAAATACAAGAAGGTTTCCAGCTTACTTACAACGCATTTTGTTAAAGTGTGTAAAAAATTAGACAAAACAAAAAGTATTCAGAATTGTAAAATGGTTGCTGAGCAGATTGGTTCCAAAATACGTTATAAATACAAAATCGCGCGCGGAATATCTGAAATAAAGGGAGGCATTAATATTTTAACAGAAATGAATTACCCTAAGGAGATACTTGAGAACACAATGCTTCAATAAGGAAGAATAGTTGAATATCCTGTAAATAAATCAATTCGTTAGTTAACAAATTAATTTATATATTCTTTTTGTAATAAATGACGGACTTATTTAATCCTACCTTTTTCATGTTTTTAGGAATATTAATACTTGTAGTAGCTCTTGTGGTAGTTTATTTTGAGAGCAAATCGAGAGAACAAAACCACAAAATAGCGTCAATGCTAAGTTTAGTTTCAACTTTAGCAGAAGATATGAATGGAGTAAAGATGGGATTACACCATTTATCGGTAAATAGAGCAGGGGGAGCCAATTTGCCCCGTTTTCCGCAACAAACTCAACCATCTTTAGAAGAATCAAATATGCAACTGTTTCAAAATAACGACGATAATTTAATTCCTGTATCTGACGGCGAATCAATGGATGATTCTATTGGCGATTCTGATGATTCTGACGAGGAGGACTCTGATGATGAGGAAGAGGAAGATGACGATAACAACCAAACAAATATCAAAATACTCACTCTAAATATGACCACACCGTCTGCTGAGGAGGACGATTTTGAAGATATTGAAGATATTGACGAGTTTGAAGATTTAGGGGGAATTGATGAAGATATGGAACATTTAACCGACACCAATTCACAATCGAGCAAGGAATCGCAATCGAGCAAGAAGAATGTGCTTGAAATGTTATCTATGCGCGCCGCCGAAAATACCACATCTGTCGAACAGTTAGACGGATCCCATATCAATATTTCGGCAACAGATTTGAAAACAATTAATATTAATTTAGACGAAATTCACGCAGATTCAATTGATTACAAAAAGCTCCCTTTGCCCAAATTAAGAAGTATTGTTACTGATAAAGGACTAGCAGAGGATGCCTCAAAGTTGAAGAAACAAGAGCTACTTAAATTGCTTGGTGCTGAATAAGTTTTATTTTGAATATTATTTAAATAATTTTATTTAATACATATTATGCGTATTAAATTAAGTGAAAAATTTGTTAATGAAAGAGAAGAAGTATGTAATAAAATAATTTCTATTCTAAATTTAGATGATAATGGATGTATTCTTTTATCGGAATTAGATTTAGATATTAATAAACAAAATAAAATAATAGAATTAAAGGAAGAAATTCAAAAATATTTTGCTGTTTCAACAATTTCATCTTTTAAACCAAATTTTCAATGTAAAAGACCATATTTAAATATAATTAGAAGTATATTAAGACAACAAGGATATATATTTGAAGGAAAAGATTGTGAATTTAAAATAGGTGAAAATATTTATCAAAGAACTATAAAATATAAAATATTTAGGCAATAATTTATTCCCCGTTAAATTATTTAGAAATAATTTCTTTATATAAATTAAATGAACAACAAAATTCATAAAATTATGATTGAGGCAACATGTATAGATTATCTTAAAAATAATCTTTTCGACAAATTTGAATTTATTAGACTATTTGATGGATGTAAAGCTGATATTGCTATTAAGCCAAAATATATATCACCAGATGTAGATGAATGGATTGGAATACAAGTTAAATCAACAGAAAAAAAAGTAAAAAATAATACTTCATATGGATATAAATTTGATTTAAGTAAAGATTATGAAAATTTTATTATAATTTGTATTTGTTTAGAAGATAAAAAGTCTTGGATATTTGAAAATAATTTAATTAGTCATATAAAAACTGGTCTTACTATTAGTGATAATTCAAAATATAATCAATATAAAATAGAAAATAATATTGAATCTATTTTAGAAAACTATTACAATAATATTTCTATAAAAAAATTTTCAATAAGCGAATTAGATGTTCCTCAATGTAAAAATGTACAAACAGAGTATGAATATCGTAAAAAAAGAGAAGAAAAAATAACCTTTTTAGATTTTATAAATAATGAGATGGAGGGTTTAGTTTATGATTTTAAAATTGGAAATAAAAAATTTCAGGAAAAAGTTGGGGGTCATCTACATAAAAATATAAATTCACATCATTTTAATTTAAGTAAAATGAAAGGAAGGATTAATGGAAAAAAAATACGTCAAACTTATGAAGTTGGAGATTGTGATTTTTATTGGTTAAATTGTAAAAATACTTTAAATTTTTATGTTATACCAGAAAATATATTAATTGAAAAAGGACTTTTAGGAAATTCAGATGGGAAAATTAAATCTTTAACAATATCAAAAACTAATAAAAAATCATTTTGGACAAAATATTATTTATTTAATTATGATAATTTAGATAAAGAAAAACTATGTGAAATTTTATTATAGATATAAATTATAAATATGAGCTGGAGCACTTGTTATAGCGGATCTAATAATATTAATTTCAATTTCCCGCCGATTATGGCTGACGGACGCAACTTTGCATCGTGGCAGCCCTCAGCTGTAGTAAATGAGAGAATTCAGAGACAGGAAGGCATTCAGAATAATTGGAGTTATCGCCAATATTTACAGCACAACGGCCTTCAGATTATGAACTATAATAGCATGGAGGCGTGCTATGATTTGGGCTTAGACCCCCACGTAAAATCAGACCGAACACCGTCTGATAATGTGCCATATAAATTTAAAAGCACATTTGACACAAGCAAGCCCGGTTTTGGTTACTGCAACAGTGATTTAAAAAACCCTTATTTGACTCGTGAACAGCTAAACGCTCGACTTATATCCCCGTCAATTAACCCTGCTAGTTATCAAAATGTGGTGCCTGGTGTGAAAATGTAATTTGTGCTGTAAACAATATAATATTAAGTATTTAATTATTATTATATGAAAATCCTATCCATTGACGTTGGTATAAAAAATCTGGCTCTTTGTCTTTTCTCCAAGACGCAACCAGAAGCGCCTTTCAAAATAACCAAATGGGACAGCGTCGATATATCAGAACAAGAAGATATTGTTAATTGTTGTGAATGTGACAAACCGGCAAAATTTAGAAAGGAAGATAAATGTTACTGTTTAAAACACTCTAAGAAGCAGTCATTTCATATTCCAAAAACCGAACAATCTACCGCTTTTATTAGTAAACAAAAAATCCAAAAACTACACGAAATCGCAGATGGATACCACATTACACACGATATAAAGGCGAAAAAGGTCGACTTGGTGGCGATGATTAATGAAGACATAAAAGCAAAGTATTTTCAGCCGATCGTAGGCAAAAAGGCCGCCGACGTTGATTTATTCAATATTGGAGCAAACATTAAAACAAAATTTAATAAACTATTCGAAGCAGAAGGAACAATTGATTACGTCATTATAGAAAACCAAATCAGTCCAATTGCTACCAGAATGAAAACCATACAAGGAATGATTGTACAGTATTTTATTATGGCCAATTTGACAGTTCATCATATAGAGTTTATTTCTGCTGCCAATAAATTAAAGGATTGTGACATAAAAGACAAGGGAACATACGGCGATAGAAAGAAACTTGGCATATCCAAATGTTTAGGAATTATAACAAACGATGTCAGATTTTCCGAACATTTAGAATACTTTAACAAACACAAAAAGAAGGATGACCTTTCTGACTCGTTCCTCCAAGGAATGTGGTTTATAAATAACAAAAAGTTATAACCTAATTCAATTTCAATTTATTATTTACAATTCGTAAGACTTAAAATTAAAAGTTCTATTTAATGAATAGATATAATGGCAGACATGATAGAAATTACTGAATTGGATTTTGACGACAACGCATCCGGAAGCAAGGGCGGCTTTGGTAAATCTACAAATTTTGGTGGAGGCCTTGAGCTACTTATGAACGATAGAATTAAGGACAGTAAAAAGCCAACAAGTGACATCGATTTAGACGATTTAAATAATTTAGAAAATGAATTGAATGATTTATCCGATGCTAACGAGAGTAGCAGCTATAAACCCAAATCTGATTTTTTTAACAACCCCAGCGTCTCATTTAGCGAATCGCCCAGTGTCAAGTTGAATAACTATGATGATGCGCCTAACCTTGGAAAATCCACATCGCAGACTGAAAATGATACCAAAACGTGGGACGGATACGGAAAGTTTAACAATATTCCTATGAATCCCGATAAAACCGGGCCAGTTGAGCCTAAGCTGTCAAAGGAAGAAACGTTGCGAGAGAAGTTCAAGTTTCTCAGACGTCTCGAGGCATTGGAGAAGAAGGGTATCGAATTGTCAAAAAAATATAATATGGAGTCGTCTTTGTTGGAAATGCAAGGAGAATATGAAACCATTATGGACGAAAAATCCAAGCAAAACTCGGTAAAATTTCAAGGGAATATGTTGATGGCGGTTATTAATGGAATGGAGTTTTTAAATAGTAAATTTGACCCATTCGATATCAAGTTGGACGGTTGGAGCGAACAGCTACAGGAAAACATTAACGATTATGATGACATTTTTGGCGAATTACACGAAAAATACAAGAGTAAGGCATCTATGGCCCCAGAATTGAAGTTACTTTTCCAGCTCGGCGGTAGTGCTATGATGGTTCACATGACAAATACAATGTTTAAAAGCGCAATGCCCGGTATGGATGATATCTTAAGACAAAATCCCGACTTGATGCGTTCCTTCCAATCTGCCGCAGTGAACACAATGGCCGGATCGAATCCCGGATTTTCCGGTTTTATGGGTGGTTTGATGAATGAGCCCCCTAGAGGAGGTGGTGGTGGTCCTCCGCCCCCAATGCAGACGCAGGGTCCAAACGCAATTCCGATGCCAATGGGAAGACCCGGTAACAACAACTACGCAACAAGACCGGACTTAAATATGAGTCGCAGCTCTTTTACAGACGATGGTCTCAGTCTTAGAGAGAATTTTGAGAGACCTGATATTCAAGATAGAACCAGTAAAAAGCAACAGGCTCCGCCGCGCCCAGAAATGAAGGGACCTAGCGATATTTCTGATATTCTTTCTGGATTGAAAACGAAAACGATTAATATTCAAGGACCGCCCGCCCAGGCGCAGCAAAATAACGACAATAGCACGATAAGCATTAGCGATCTAAAGGATTTACAATCTGAAGGTAATATGCCAAAGCGCAGTGGCCGCCGTAAGAAGTCCGCTAGTAACACCGTCTCACTAGATATTTAATTCTCTTGATTTGCGGTTTTATAATATAATTTCATATAGTATAAAATTCTATATAAAGTTATTTCAACATATTATTTATGCAGACAAACCTAAGCCCATTTAAATTAAGACGGGGCATAAGATATACATTTACAGATACAAATGGAGACGAATTTAGAGCCAACCTCGAAACATATCAATCGCAGAATGGAATAAATAAGATGGCTGTTCGGCTAAATCGCGTAGATGGACTGCAAGGCGCGCTTTGCATGCCTATTTCACACATCCAATCTGTAAAAGCATATACCCTTCCACCTTCTATTCCGCTTTTTCCATACCTAATTCCGGAAGTCAGCATGATCATAAATCAATACATTTAGTAGCAATTTTGCGTTTTAAAAATTACAACTAGATAAAGTGTAAATCGTTAAGTAACTACATTGGATTTAGGGTTTTATTTCTTGTTTGTTTTGTTCTTTTTGTTCTTTTTATTCCTTTTGTTTGTTTTATTCCTTTTATTCATTTTATTCATTTTATTCCTTTTGTTTGTTTTTTTACCACCCTTTTTATCTTCTTTTTTAGATAAAATTTTGTCCATTTCACGACCAGATAAACCGGTCCAACTGCTTTTTTTATCGTAATTTTGAGCCCTTGATATAAAATCATCTTGGGCTGACGTATATCGTGGTAATCCGAATACCTCCCTAGTGTTTGCGCTAAATCCTTCGAATCCGTCGGTAGATTTTTTGCTAACTCCTTGTTTATCTTCTTTTTTAGATAAAATTTTGTCCATTTCACGACCAGATAAACCGGTCCAACTGCTTTTTTTATCGTAATTTTGAGCCCTTGATATAAAATCATCTTGGGTTGACGTATATCGCGGTGACACGAATTCCTCGCTAGTAAAAATACTATCAGATTTTGACATATTATATATATTAATAAGAATATTAATTGTTGCAACCCATTAAAAAGTTTAAATGGAAGTCATAAATTTACCGCAATAAATTTTATCGAAGAAGCGATTGAATGACTTTACTAATAAAAATAATTCATGAACGGAATGTATCTATACCAATAAGGCGACTGATAATAATCATAATTATCATAAATATACACCGGGGTTGCTCCATAATATCCTCCACCACCATAATAACCACGACCTCCACCATAATAACCGCGACCTAATCCTCCGCGGTGACCAATTCCTCCATAATAGCCACGGTGACCTAATCCTCCGCCGCGACCTATACCTCGACCGCCACCACGCCCACCTAGAGCTTCGACATTTTGAGAGCTACTTAAAAACCTCAATAGTAAAAAACATAAAAAGAATAAAAACGCACAAAACACGAGTTTTTTAACACCCATCATATAATTATTGTATATATTATATTTACAATAATTCAAGTTATTCGACAGTCACTACCTTTGCCAGATTTTTTGGCTTGTCCGGATTTAGTCCCCTATTAACGGACAAATAATACGCGAGGAGCTGTAACGGAATTATCCCAAGCAATGACGCGTAACTTTTATTTTCAGGAATGAACACCTTATCACACGCCAATTCGTGCTCAATAGTAAGGTCATTTGTGATAACCAACATTGGTGAATCTCTCGAAGCCACCTCCTGACAGCAGTTTATAACCTTACTTCGATGAGTAGCATCCAAATTTAGAATAATCACAGGAAAATTCTTGTCGAGCAACGCAAAAGGCCCGTGCTTCAACGAGCTAGCCGAATACCCCTCCGTATGAATATAAGAAATCTCCTTTATCTTCAACGCGCCCTCCTTGGCAATATATTCGTCGCTCCCCTTTCCCAAAATAAACATATTATTCGACGTATATTTTTTCGCGATTTCCTCCATTTGGTCCCTACATCCATCTAAGGTGGCCCTAATATCAGTCGGCAAGTTATGTAGGTCGCGCACCATTTGCGACCGTTTCTTGTCGTTAATATTCTGTAAACTCGCAAACCAAATTGCCATCATAGATAAGCAGACAACTTGGCTCGTAAATGCCTTTGTCGATGCGACACCAACCTCCTTCCCCGCATTACAATACACACCACAATCCACCTCCTTTGCGATTAAGGAGTCAACCACATTTATCACCCCAATTGTTATTATATTTCGGTTCTTGGCGATTTCAATACAACGATGTAAATCTTTCGTCTCGCCCGACTGCGAAATTAATATAAACGCCGTCTCTCCCATTGTCGGAATATCATAGTCATTAAAGTCGGCCCCATCGAACGCCTGAACCGTATTGAACTTACATATTCTTTTTAAAAAATACATACCATATTGCCCGGCAAAGAAAGAAGTTCCACAACCAAGAATTATTACATTACTTATTTTTTCCAATGACGACGCGCGTTGCTCAAGCCCACCCAATTTTACCTCACAATCGTTTTTAATTCGCCCTCCTTTGTTCACCGCATTTAACACAATGTCCGGCTGCGCATTAATCTCCTTCAATGTCCAGTGCTTATACGGATGGGGTGATAGATCTGTCTCCAAAATGGTCACCTTTTTATTTGTATATGTGTGCGAAGTGGTAACGCTAATGGCGTCATTCAGTTTCTTAATTACACACACATCGTCCTTTCGCAAAGTTATATAATTATTTATCATGTTACAAAATCCGCTCTGCTCTGAAGTAATTATCACCATTTCTTCTGCCTGACCAATTAATAGAGGCGATCCGTTCCTAACACAGAATAAACTATCATGTTCATATGTAGTTTGAATGACTAGTCCATATGTTCCCTCTAGGGAATCAATTGTCTTTCTAATTGCGCCAGTTACATTGCGAACCAAGTTATAATTTAAATCTAGTAGATTTACTATTACCTCCGTGTCGGTTTGAGAATAAAATACATACCCCTCTTGAAGTAATTTCTGTTTTAACGCATTATAATTCTCAATTATACCGTTGTGCACAAGAGAAAATTTACGGTTGTTTGATAAATGAGGATGAGCATTTAGATCATTTTTAATACCGTGTGTTGCCCAACGATTATGACCAATACCGACGCTTATTTTATCGCTGATTAAATTCAACTGCTGTAGCTTATATATTGCGTCCTCGGAACCAACCGATGCGAATTTATGCACTTCTATTGATTCATTATCAATAACAGATAATCCGGCCGAGTCATATCCTCTATTCTGTAATTGTAACAACCCATTAATTATTAAGTTGTAAATATTATAACTAGTCACGCTATTCAAAAGTATTCCATATATTCCGCACATGCCAATTAATTACTATACATATATTATTTCGATTAATTTACGTAATTAGTAGTAATTACTTGAGTTTATTTTAATATAAAAAATTAATATATTTAATTAGTAATGAACTGTAGACCAGGACAAGAGAAACGCCTTAATAATGTCATGACTAGTTGTCATAAAGGAGGGATCAAGATCAGAAATAGTGGAAATACTGCCGCTGCGAACCCGTTTGAAAATGTAAATCCATTCGATAATCCAAATGAAGAGAGAAATGTTCTTCCCGTATATAGCAAAACAGATTACGACAGGATTGACCTCGATATTGAAAATTATTCAAGAAATGACCTATTTAACTTGTTTGGTGTTAAAAATATGAACCTATCCGAGGATACAATGAAGGAGTGTAAAAAAATTGTCTTGAAAACACACCCCGACAAATCACGCCTCGATGAGAAATATTACATCTTTTTCGCAAAGGCTTACAACAAATTAAAGGGGATTTACGAATTTCAGAATAAAATACAAATCAGAAAGGGAGGGGACACAAATGAATATTTTGAAGCCGAGAATGGCGCTGTTTTAGATAAAGTATTCGATACAAACAAAAGTTTAAAAGACCCCAATAATTTTAATAAATGGTTTAACGATCAATTTGACAAGCACAAGGTCGATGATGATAAGGAAACAGGTTATGGTGGGTGGTTAAAGTCAGACGAAGATATAGTTTATACACCAAACGTGACTAAATCTAATATGGCGGCTGAAATGGAGAAACGGAAGCGAGAGGTCCAAACCCTTACCACATACACGGGTGTTAAAGACCAATTCGCTTCTACGTTTGGCGGGTCTGCGTTGATGGCGTATGATAGTAATTTTACTTCAAATTCTCTCTTTAGTGGAGATGGAATGGGGTATACTGATCTACGACAAGCTTACGTCGAATCTGTTATTCCCGTTACTGAAGATGACTATCGAAAAATGAAACAATTTGGTAGTGTTGATGAATATAAACGACATCGCGATTCAGTGAATACGAAACCATTAAGTAAGGACGAGGCAATGCGACAGCTATTCAACGAAAACAAACTAAAAGACGAAGAATCTACAGCATTAGCGTTTTATTATGCGCAACAAACAGAAAAAGCGAATAAAAATCAAGCGAATTTCTGGTCTGGATTGAAACAAATTTCAAATAAATAAATAATCCACTTTTGGGAAAAGTGGAGCAAAAATTATATTACCACAGTAAATTATTTGATAATATAAATATAAATATAAATATTGAATTATTATAATGACAACTAAATTTGAAAATGGATTGTTTATATTTAGACGCGACTTAAGAATAGTCGACAATAACGGGTTAAATTTATTAAATGAAAAATGTAAGAACGTATTCACAATTTTTATTTTTACTCCTGAGCAGGTGGGGTCCGGTAATAAATATAAATCTGACAATTCGGTTCAGTTTATGATTGAAAGCCTACAGGACCTAGCATCTCAAATATCCAAATTTGGTGGACAATTGTACACATTTTACGGTCATAATGACAAGGTTGTCGCCGATTGTATTAAAGCGTGGGATATAGACGTAGTTTGTTTTAATTTAGATATAACCCCTTACGCTAAAGAGAGAGACGCGCAAATAATTAAACTATGCGAGCACACAAAGACCTATGTAATGTACGATTTTGATTATTATCTTTGCGAACCCGGAACTATTGTTAACGGTTCGCAAAATCCTTACGTCAAATTTACACCCTTTTACAATACTGCCGTTAAACAGAAGGTCGAACCACCTGCTAAAATGAGAAAAATGCATTTTAAGAGTAGCAGCGCTCATCTAACCAACAAAATTACATTGGAAGAAGCTCTAGACAAATTTACGACGGTGAATCCGGATATTTTGGTTCACGGAGGACGACAAGAGGCGATTAAACAACTTCGTATAGCAGCAAAAAATATAAAACATTACGCAGAAACTAGAGACGAATTATCGAAACCTACCTCACAGCTTAGTGCGTTTATTAAATTTGGAAACATATCTGTGAGAGAAGTCTATTATACTTTCAAGCCTAATCATCCATTTATTAGACAAATATATTGGCGGGATTTCTTTGCTGGGATTTTATATTCATTTCCTCGCGTATTAGGTCACGCTTTGAAACCAAGTTACGACAAAATTAAGTGGCATCATAACGAAAAATGGTTCGATGCTTGGTGTAAAGGTATCACTGGAATACCAATTGTGGACGCAAGTCAGAGGCAATTACTCGCGACCGGATGGTCTCACAACAGGGGTCGTATGATTTCATCGAGTATCTTAATTAAAATATTACTTATTGACTGGCGTAAGGGAGAGAAGTTTTACGCTAAGCATTTAGTGGATTATGATGTAGCAAGTAATAACGGTGGATGGCAATTCTCAGCTGGCACAGGCGCGGACTCGCAACCATATTTCCGCTACTTCAACCCATATACGCAGTCAAAAGACCACGACAAAAATTGTGAATATATAAAAAAATGGATTCCGGAACTAAAAGATGTTCCGTCAGAAGACATTCATAATTGGAACGATTCGTGGGAAAAGCATAAAGATTGTGGATACCCCAAACCAATTGTGGATTATTCTCAGCAAAGAGAGATATCTATTAAGATGTATAAGGATGCCTTGTATTAAAATGCTCGTTACAGTCGTTATATTAAGCAATTTATTATTCAATACTATAATAAATGGCTATAGAGGCTACGCTAATTAATAAAGACGGATTTTTGTTTTCAATAGTAGAAAAAAATCACTATAAACTTACATTTTCGATGGAAAATAAAAATATCATCCTATCAAAGATAATCGATTTTGGTCTAATTAAGCTGATTTATGACTTAAACAGCGATGTATACGAAAAAATCAAGATAACCAAACTGAATGAAAGCGAGATTATCGCAGAACTTCTAATGAAACACTTTTTCGAAGATCTAGGATTACCGCAAAGATTTTCATTTATTCATATGAGAAAAATTGTAGAGGAAAACAGAATCATATTTCACTCCCAGTCAATAAAATCACATAGACCGGAAGGAATGCCAGACGATTCTGAATTAATGGCGCTACAAGATTTGAAATGTGTGTGTAATATTGTTACGCCACATCGGATCAATTTTAATGTGGATGTTATCTTTGATAGCAATATGACTGTCCCGAATTTCGCAGAAAAAATGATCGGAATGATTTTATTAAAAATATTTACACGCGTAAAACAATTTATAGAAAATGTGCGAATGTAATACATGAAAGGAATCGCAAATGAAATATGGTTCGTATTAAGGGTTGGATACGTAATTGTCTCTGAATTGTTCTTATATATGATATTTAAGGACTATAATAACTTTATCGACCGAATTACACGTCATCTCGTGTCAATTAACATATTATGTGTGAAAGTATTTCAAGCAGTCGCATTAAATAACAGTTTAATTGATGACAATGTAAATAATCACCTACTCAAGTTTACAGATAATGCGCCGTGGACCTTTGACGACGTCTGTTTGGGCGATATTGTTAAAATAAGCGAGGAAAACAATCTCCGCTTGAAGTTGGGCTACGAACAACCCATCAATGCGGGGATGATTTCACTCGTTTTTAAAGCATATGATAAGGATACTGATAAACCTATGATTATCAAGATGAAAAGAAACAATATTGAGGAAAAACTTGACGCGGCTATTAAAAATCTTCAGACCATTATGTATTTACTCTCCTTCTTTCCGACGATAAATAAGTATCAACTCGCAGAACTAGTCAATAAGAACATTAATATTATTCAACATCAAACCAATTTCTTAGAGGAGGTTGCGAATATAGAGAGAATTCGCGCAAACTGTAAAAATCTAAAATATGTTAAAATACCCGCCGTCTACAAAGAGGTAACTGAAGCACATCCAAACGCGATTTTGATGGACTATATTGATGGTGTGAAAATTAACCAAATCAAAGAAGCGGATTATGAGGGGTTCGCAAAACAAGTAATGAAATTTGGCTTTGTAACCACGATTGTTCACGGTGTTACCCACGGCGACCTACACGGCGGTAATATTTTGTTCATTAAAGACGAGAAAGACGAGAGATATAAACACAAAATAGGAGTCATAGACTTTGGGATTATATACGAGTTAGATGCCAATTATAAGGGTTTATTATTTGATGTATTGACAAATATGTTCACGACGGACCCCAAGGAATCTGCTATAAAACTATTAAACTCTGGCATCATTAACCCACCAGATATTCTTAATCAGATCCCCAAAAAACATTATGATAGTATAGTTGAGTTTACAACAAATATAGTGAACGAAACTATTTCTAACTCAAAACAGGCGAACCAGATTCAAATATATAAATTTTTATCAGCACTGAAGGATTATCTAAATAATACTGAAATCGCGAATCTTGGCATTCGTCCAAGTGATAACTTTATTAAAACGCAATTAGTGCTGGCGATGTCCCAAGGGGTTACCCTAACATTATGCCGCGATGATTTTATGACATTGGCTGACAAAGTAATAAATGAACTGTTTCATACACATATGATATTGTAAAATTTGTGTAAAGCATTTGTATTTGATTTGATTGTAATAATAACATAATCAAATCAAAATAGTATGAGTGTTATTTGTTCCATTTTCCAATACATTCATCATCATAGTTTTAAAAACGTTATTCTCTTTAATTAACTCAGCATTTTGCTTGACAATCATCATAATAAGATGATCCTTATCTGAATGGTAAGACGAGTTGTTAATGTTGACTGTTTCAATAGCAGAATTATTTTTCAATGAGCACGTTTTTTTGTGATTGTATAAAGATGCTCTATGATTATACCCTTTCCCACATTCACAACTATAGGAGAATTCTTGTTGTATATTTGTTGTATTATGTTTTATAGAGTGTAAATGTTTATTAAAATCGCCTTTTTTACAGCATATGTAATGACACTTTTCGCATTTAAATTTCGGATGGATTTTTGGAGAATTTTCCGTTGTGCTATGACTATAGATCTCTACCATTTTGTTATGTTTCTTAGTATGATTATGTACGTCACGTGCTTTCCAATGAGAAAAGTATACTTTACACTGTTCGCAGAATAATTGTGGTTTTTCTGTTACGATTTTCGCAGCAGAGTCCTTTATTTTGGGTTTTGGAAACGGGTCAATGCTATTAAGGGTTGCTCCAAGCTTCTCAAAATATTCTTGTTCCTTTTTACGTGCTTCATAACTATCTGCACAATTATGAAACGCGATGATTTCCATTTGCCAATTGTCCCACCCACCAGAATTGCGAATAGTGTTATACAATTTACAATTGTGATTCATAGCTTTTTCGTTTTTACAGCTTTGTTTATGCGTGTGTCTTCTCTGCACAAAATTAGTAGTAAGTCCTACATAAAGCCCTTTTATAGCGGGGTCTTTACAGAATATTTTATAAAATATTGTATTGGAATAATCAATATCAATCTTTGGCATTTATAATAATCTTATAATATATTTAAATTATAAAATATGTATAAGATTCTCCTAAACCTTTTCATAAAAAATAATAAAAAACTTATCGTCACAAATTGAAAATTATTTTTTTGGCAGTCAGACCATTATTTTCAATTCTTTAAGTATCAAATCAAGTAGGGTCATCCTTTTCAACAACAACTTCTTTGGAAACACGTTTGATTATTTTCTCTTCCTTTTCAAAATCATTATCACCTCTTCCACCCATTGCCTCCATGATAATTTTGCTATATTGGTCAGAGTAGCGAGAAGTGCTTTTACCACAATCCGGATGTGCTTCCTTGAATTTGGGCACCATTCTTGCATTTTTATCCGCAACCTTTCTTACCATTTTATGCATTTTCTTTTGTTCATCATCCTTTTCCCATTTATCTTCATCTTTAATGTACATGGTTTCTCTCTTTTTATCGGTACAATGAACCGGTCTTTGGGTAACATCAAGGTCCTTCAGGTTCTTTACAATAATATTGGAAATACCTTCTACATATCCAAGTTCTCCTACTTTTTCAAGGTCTGATAATTGTAGCTTAATTGACTCGACAAATTCTGTAATATTCATCGCATCTTTACACGTTTCATTCAAGAAAAAATTAAGGTTGAACGCCTTATTATGCGAATTTGTATGAGTAGTAGTATTTGTAGTGTTATTTGTTCCATTTTCCAATACCTTCATCATCATAGTTTTTAAATCACCGTTCTCTTTAATTAATAGCATAATGAGATCCTTGTCTGTTGGCTCATTTGATGGTTTATTTTCGGAATCAGAATTATAATCTAGTTTGCACTTTTTTTTGTGCCTCCATAAACCAGAATTATCCTTATATTCCTTATAACAAGTATCGCATATAAATGTATTTTCTTGCGATTTTTGCGATATATTTATTGCTAAATCGCCTGGTTTGATTGCTAAACTATTGTTTTTGTGTTTAGCAGTTGTGTTGTGTTTATCAAAGTCAAAACTATTACACGTAGTATAGTCACAACATTTACATTCGTAAACTTTGCGATTTTTTTGCGATTTTGCGATTGCTAACATTGCTTAATTATTGACAAGAAAATAATTTTAACTTCTTTTCAAAAAAAATAATAAAAAATTATCGTAACAAAACGAAAATTATATTTTCTGTGACCAGACCATAAATTTCAATTATGCAGTTAAAACATGTTATTTCGAGTAAAGTATTTTAAGTTTTCAAAAATGGACAAAAAAAATGTCCAAAATTGACTTTTCCAAAATACTTTCCCCAAAATAACATGTTTCGTTCTACATGTGTAGGGATTTTTCAAGACGCGATTTTTCCAAAAATCCTACACGGTTGTAGGGAAAACCGGTATTTTTGAATACTGCATTATAATAATACGATTACAAATGAGTAATAATAATTTGATTCTAGATAATAAAGACAATAATACATATAATATACACGTCAAAAAATACTATGGGTACCGATATTGAAAATAAAAAAAATAGCGGCGACAAACCAGATGATACAAATCTTTATGCAAATATCAATCATAATGGCTGGCAGGCGATTCATGTCGGGTTGGAACAAGATGGCGTATCAATCGATGGACTACACCTATGGCATGCATCCAGTGATTGGGAATCAAGCCATGAGAGTGTCGATTTGCCTCACCCTGCGCACCCACATGAAAGTTTGAAGCGATTTGTTATATATAAGATAAAAAATACCAATATTAAATTCGCAATGACGGAATTGTCAAATGGAGTGTATGGGTTCTACCAGCATATGAAAAAAACGCCCACTGACCCCAAAATAAAATGTAAATAATATTAAAATAAAATTAATATTATTATTTTCTAGACTGTTCCAAACTAAAAAAATTAGTGACAGTGGTGTTTTCTTTCCTGCTTAGCAATCATTATATCGCCCCACATTAATTTTTCTGTAACATTGCCGCGTTTATTTGTATATGTAGCAACTGTTAAAGGAAACTCAGATCCTGCTAATTTTATCGTATCCACTGATATATTGCTATCAGGTGTAGACGCATCATCCGCGACATTTTTGTTACTAACACCATTATTATTGCCCACAACGATATTACTCACGTGTAAAGTGCTTGCGTTATCTACATACATTACAGGTCTAACTACTGGATTATTTGTCACATCAGTATCAACAACTCCCACACCGAACCCACCCCTGATTATTTTTCTATCATCAATGCTATCTATTACCATATGTATATTTCCGATTTCCTGTGTTCTATTTGTAGCATCACAAAGTTCAAAAGAAATATCCCCACCATATCGGGTATTATTTTTTGTGGCGTTTTCATACATGTCCGAAAAAAGATACAAATTGCTCTTCCTTTTCATTGTGGACGCGCTGTATGTTTTAAATAAAGTATAATCTTCTTTCTTGACATCACTTCCATCGCTAATTTCAGCAACTCGTTCACACACTAAATTCGGGTACTTATCATTTTTAATATACACGTGGTGTTGTTGCGCGTTATTTAATATTTCTGAATTTGATGTTGTCGCATATGTGTTCGCATAATTTATAAATCGCTCATCAGTGTTAATGCCTACAAATTTGTTATTCGGATCAATAGAGCAATATTGTAAGTTAGTGTATTTATCATATACAATTAAATCATTATTACATTTTACGTCACCCTCGATATTTAATGCGGGTTTAATGTAGTCAGTTATACACATTTCTATCAATATTAATTTTAACAATCCATTAATACCGTTTTTATAAATGTAGATTAACCCCGAAAAATCCTTATGTAAATCCTCATACATCGCATATATTATATGTCCATCTCCAAACTCTTTAACCTTGTAGTTTCTTGAAATACATAACAAGAATGACTCATGTTTAGACCTATAATTTCTGTTTTCTGGTGTTTGTATAGGTAAATTCTTTATTTTTGTAGATTGATCTGGATCCTTAAACGCAACAAAGGAAGTTTCAACAAAAGCGTTAAAATCGTATTCTTCAACACACGAATCAGTTAATAAATTGCGATTATCCAAGGTATACACTGTAAACTTCATAATTGGATTCGTGATCATATTTTTACGTATTGTCTCAGCGCCTTTAATACTATTTGTAACGATCGACGGGTTAGTAATTTTCTGAATAATTTCATTCATATAAAAGCGAGTTCCGGTAGCTGCCTTGTAAAATTCCCGGATAGTTTGATTTCTATTGATCTTGATATTGAATGATGTCAAATAGCTTCCGGTTATAATCGCGTATAACTTGTTGTCTATAGCATTTCTAATAATGTAATACCGAAACCTTCTCGCACCATTAACCCAATTAAACTGATATACTAGTTCAATACCCGAAAACATTTTATAGTTTTGTTTTAAATCTGTATATACCGCAATTAATGTATTTTTTAATTCAATAATGTTTGCGTCATTCACCTCCTTTAACGTGTTAAACTCAGTTAAACGAGTGAATAACCAATTATAAATCATTTTATCATCTCCTCCTAACTGCGAGCTTTCGTTTAGTTGTAAAATAGCTACATAATCAAGGTCATTTTGATTTGGGAAAAAGGATTCTACTTCTCTCGTGATATTAACTGTACTCAAATCTAAATTTTTAAAATGGTCAATAAATTTATTTTTTTGCGCAGCAGAAGTATACATGCTAGACCTATATCTTAGAATATCCTCAATACTAGTATCCCGTATATCTAACATTGATTCCGGTGTAGCAGTACAAATGCCAATCTTACACATGCTGTTAATATTATTATTAATTGGGTCTATATGGAACATATCGCGGTTTAATTCATCCTTCACTAATAGATCGCCAAACAATAAATTGTCCGCTCTCGTTATTAAACCCTTATCAATATAATCAGATAAATTTAATCCTGTGCCAATCATATATTTTGTTCCATTTACGTCAACTATGGTGACAAAAGACACTTTTGTTCCATTTTGCCACTCATAATTTACAAGAAAGTTATTATTAAGAGTTTTAATGTCATATGTGTTGTTATAAGTGGTTAATATAGAATTTACAATATTAGAAACATTGATATCGCTACCCTTAATATATAAATTTCGGACATCACGGCTTGCCCAATATGGATATACTTCGTGTAATAAATATTGTATGCTGGATAAATCTGTATAATTATCAGAAACATTCCAACAGAAAAAATAAGGAGAATATCCGAGTCCGAATCTATTTCTGAATTCTCCGTTGTTTATATGATTCATAAATTCAGTAATGTCGTTATTTTTTAATTTGGAAAATATGCTCTCGTTATAAAGGAGTAACGCACCATAGTTTAAAAACCGGTTTAATCTGCCAAACGCACCTATAATTTGTGTGTATTTTTTCTTGTAAGATAGATCATTAATATATGTCTCCGCGGATTTAAATGTTGTTATAAAATACAATTCATTTGACATAATGATACAACTCATCGAAGTAAGATAACTGTAATTGTCGTCAGCCAATAATTCCACAAAGGTCAAAGTTTTTGACGCGTTGTGTTTAAGTTCGTCGCCCATTCTATATATCTCATTTGTGATCTCATCTATTGTATCAAATGTTCCGTGTTTAAACGCGTTTGATGCGAAAATATCCAGTCCTAAAGGTTTATATACAAACTGAATATCGGTTTCAGTTATATTTTTTGAATTGGGAACCTTAAATATGACAAACTGTGATTTAAATTCATTTAATTTTGTATTTGGGATATTGGATTGTAGGTTTGATAAAACCGTAGGGCTTAAAATTGTCATCTGGTTTATCAGAGTCACTATGTTGTAATTGTTTAATGAAAGCGTTTTAATTTCATTTATTACAAGAATCATATTGTTATTCGATAAACAATCAATGTCCATCAATCCCTCCACTTCAAACGGTTCTTGATTAATTCCCACTTTATCGTGAAAGCACAAAATTTTATTTATGTTATCCGATTTAATAATAGGTTCATTTTTATAATTCAACACGTCAAGCGATCCGTGAATTTCAGTATCTCCTACAATATTGTTTACTTCTGTTGTAAAGAACGATTCTATATTTAGTTGTTTTTGTACAAAACATTTTGTAGTGCCAATGGTTATCATTTTGACAATAGCTACATAATTAATATTATCAAGTTGATATGTTGTAATTGCGAGTTGTCCATCATATAAAGTAGGATAATTTAAAAATAAATCAGTTACGATATTAAATAATGTTTTTGGGAGGTTTTCATTTGAACCGGGAATATGACATTGACTCAGAGGTTGTCCTGTAAATGAAGGATATGTTACCGATTGAACGCATTTTAAACTAGCAAATTTGACTGGATTGCCAAATTCCCAGATATCCATTTCCGAATCTGGAGAATATGTATAAGCATTTAATTCTTCAAACACATCTGATATAGCCTGCGCAAATTTTAAATAATTGGAAGATAATTCCAAATTGTTATTCTCGGCGTTAGGTAAAAATGATTTCAAATCTACTCCAGATTGAGTATATATCCATTTCGAATTGTCGGTTATAGATTTTCTAAAAATATACGAATATACTTTATATCCATATATCCATTTTTGAACGACGACTACATTATGAAGTTTACTGGTTGGATTATCTTTTATTAATTGTTGTAACATCTCTACATTTTGTTTGCGCCGCCCCGTTACTAGAGTGATTAAATTAGGATGCTCGCTTGTGTTCTCGATTTCATGTGTATACTTTCCAATTAAAAAATCAAATTTTTTGTATATGGATATAGATAATATATTATTATAGTCAAAATCAGCTGGAATTTCGCTAAGACCGAAATAACTCTCGTCGCCTAAGAACTTACTTTTATAAATTGGAGACAATGTTGCGTCATACCCATTCTGTCTTATTTTATATTGGTTTTGCTCAATTAGATCGTTTATATAAGCAGCACGATATATTGACGTTTTGAATGCGTTCAAACTATCGACCACCTCATCTATGGTAATATTATCTTGTGAAGTATTCACGCCACCAGTAGTATAATTTTTAATATCTAGTACCTGGCTTTTAACGTCTAAAACAAGGCCTTTAACATCTACAATATCGCTTTTAACATCTACAACATCGCCTCTAACATCTACAACGTCGCTTTTAACATCTAAAACGCTACCCTTGACATTCAATACATCACTTTTGACACTTAAAATGTCGTTCTTTACGCCTAAAAGTTCGCGGCGCAAATTCATACCTCCCTCATTAGACGACGAAGATTGATTATTATTGTTGATGTTTGTAACAGCATTGTTACGGGATTTGTTAACGGGTGTTTTCCATGAAAACATCATCTTTGCGTTATAACATATTATTTTATTATTATTCTAAATAATAATAAAAATAATACACAAGCGAATCAATTATCAAAAAGTATTTGTAAATACCGATATAGTTTCCGTCTTATAAATAAAATTGAAAAAGATATAAATGTTTTTCAAATATATTACAAATGGAAATTAATATATTTGATCAATCAACAATGAACCCAACTTTTATATTTGTTGACGGGAGTTACTACAACTTTTACCGTTATTATGCGCTGTTAAATTGGTGGAAAAATGCCAACCCTGAGGACCCCATAGAAGACCCATTTCAGAACGAGAAATTTGTGGAAAAATTTAAGAAGACCCACGTAGAAAATCTCAAACAAATCCCAAGAAAATTAAAGTTGGATAAAACGATCACACCGATTGTAATAGTTGGCAAGGACTGCAGAAGAGAGAATATATGGAGAATGGAGCTCTTTGACAAATACAAGGGCACTAGAGTTGACACCGGTTTCAAGGGTGGCCCATTCTTTAAAATGGCATATGAACAGGAACTATTCTATAAGGGCGGCGCAGATGCTATTTTAAAACACCCCAAGTTGGAAGCGGACGATTGTATAGCAATATCGGTAAAAAATTTATTGAATAGATATCCAAGTTGCCAGATTTACATAATTACAAGCGACAAGGATTATTTACAATTAAAGACACCAAATGTGCACATATACAATCTTGCCTATAAAAATATTGCCGAAAACAAAAGTTCAACCGGGGATGCGCAAAATGATCTCGAAATTAAGATTATAATGGGGGATACAAGCGACAATATTCCGTCAGTATTCCCAAAGTGTGGCCCCAAAACCGCGCAAAAATGTATCGAGGACCCTGAATTCTTCAAAAAGAAAATGGATAATAACCCAGAATATTATAAGCAATATGAATTAAATAAGATTCTAGTAAATTTTAATAATATACCCGAAAATTTGGTGGAAGAGTTTAAGAGCCAAATGAAGATTAAGTGAAAGAGTATGATTAGTTTGCGAATTTATATATATTTTTTAAGTATATATATATATAAATTATGACAAATGTATACACGGCGGAACAAGGATGCAAATCGTCTAGAGCCGACGCAAAACACGATTTCCATAGCATTTTTAATCCAGATAAGCTACAAGGTTACGTAACAAGTAACATTCCAAATATAGCAATTTCTGTATGTGAGACCGCATTACAAGAGGACCCATTTATTGATGACCAATTATTGAAGGGAGATGCCAAGTCAAATGATAACAAATCACTCCCAAAATTTGTGTCCGAAAATTTAAACGACAACATTGGTAGCAGATATATCGCAAAATATATTGAACGACCACAGCACAAATTTGATGCCCCTTACGATAAATCCTTATTACAAGAATATTTTATAGAAAAAAATATATTGGATGACATATTTTTTGTATGTGATGTTGCGTATGCTAACGTTCGCGAAGATTTAAAATTTGCTGATGGAAATAATAAACAAACGTTTTATTGGGTTCAAAACGCGCAAACACTTTATGACCCGGCGGGAAAAACATCGTGGCATTCAGATAAATCGTATTTTGATCTTTCAGAACCTGTGATTACTGAAAGTGATAGTCAAGGTGGCGGAGCCCCACCAAAAAAAACGCGTCCTGATACTGTGGTGAGGTCTGCAGATAAAGAGCCGGGAATTCTCATAACAAATGTAAAACAAGCATCAGAATCCTCAGCATCAGAATCCTCAGCACTAGAACCACCAAAAAGAAGTAAAGCAGCATCATCAAAAAGTAGAACATCATCCCCGACATCATCATCATTAAAAAGTGAAAGCCCTAACTATTTTAAAAAGGATGGTAGTAGATTTGCGTTCTGTTGGCAAAACGCCGTTGAGGATAAAATTATTCCATACCCAATATGGCCGGGAACGGATACCAATTACTCTTACTCATTTTCACAAGACGTTCCTGAACAGATGTTATATACGAATAAAAATTTATATTTAGGCATTCGTTCAGACGATGTTCGAGATTATTCTACACACGAAGCCTATTTAATAATTACAGACCCCACAAAACCAAGATATTTTGGATTTTCTGATAAAGTATTATCGGCCAAAGGATCGGGCATATTGAAAGGTGCGGATTTAGCATCTTATCGCGCAAAAGGTTATGACTTAAAACGATTCGTGAAATTTGTTGATACTCAGACAAATACTCCTGATGAAAAGAAGTTATTTTTAGATGAGGTTATGGACTATTCGCCAGAATTACAGGTCTTGTCAAAAAAAACAGGAGATGCTTCACAATCGTTATCATGTTGTAAGAAGAAATTCAATTTACAGCGGTTTACAAATAATAGCATTGGGCTTGCCGGAGGTATTGAGGATTTTGTTTCGAATGGTAATCACGCATTCGTATCATTCGATAGAATCGCGTGGGCGTGTGCTTTAAACTACAACTGCCCGATTGTTATAGCAAATACCCAGAATGGATTTACTGTCTATATTCGCAACGACTTATTAAATGTCCATAATCAAATTGATAACTTTTTCCAGACAGCTACAACTGAATCTGCCAATCCAAAATATAAAATGCTGGAACCGTTTAAGGATACAGATGGTAATTTTGTAATTGAAAAATATTATACAGATGTCCCAAACTTAGTTACAGAGGTTAAAACGGCAATCGATGAAGCATTTAAAAATATAAATATTGCCATTGATTACAAAAATGACCTTACGTATCAAAACTTTTTACTTGCGCATTTTTTGGAGATCAATACATTTAATTTATTTTTAAATCTAGAAAATTCGGTTTTAAATTTCACACCAGAAGTTTATAATACAAAAATCACCAAATTATATCAGGAAAAAATAATTCTAGTTAAAGATGAGTTTACAAAGATAACAACTCCATTTGATGACGTTAAGTACAGTCTCGCCGGAAAAAAATCTATAAGCGAAATAATGACATCTATAGATACAAATATCGCTGATATAGTTACTAATATAAAAGGTATTTACGAAGGTGTAGAACCCGATGTCAAGATTGAAAACAAAAATAAGGACAATCCAAAATATAAATCAATTATAATTGTTTTAAAAAATTTACAAGAGATAATTGCGGGCATCAATGAAATACAAAAAAAACTAGCATTAAATATTGATTCTATGAAGTCGTTAATCGAATACCAAAGAGAAGGAGTAGGCGAAATAGGGGCTTTAACGCCTGCCGCGTTAGCGATCAATTTAAAAAAGCTACCTAAGGGAGTTGCTAGCAATATTTTAACATGCACACCTTACAATTATTGTGTAACCAATAGTAAACCAGCAAGAAGCACAGATATATTCTTTGAAAGAAGCACATCTATTTTTGGAACAACTATAGTTATTTTACAAATATATAATACACTAAACAATAGTACATTTAATGCAGTGCGAAACATGTTTATGGATAAACTATATAAATTGCTTGAAGAATTGGTAGAAAATGGAAAAGACAATATTTCATTTGTAGGTATTGTGAACGTAGCAAAAAGTTATCTAGAAAATACTTTGATGGAACCGCCCGCCGAAGGTAGTGTTTTGGGAATTGATGCTATAATTGCCGATTTGTTCGCACCCGCTGCCGTAGAAGAAGAAACATCAGCTGCCGCAGAGCCCGCAAAAGAAGAAGAAACATCAGCTGCCGCAGAGCCCGCAAAAGAAGAAGAAACACCCGCTGCCGCAGAGCCCGCAAAAGAAGAAGAAACACCCGCTGCCGTAGAAAAAGAAGAAGAAGAACCAACCGCAGAAGAATCAGGTGAAGAAGAACCAGATGAAGAAGACCAAGATGAAGAAGAACCAGAACAAGTTATTGAACCCATCGCAGAAGACAAACAGAGAATGCGAGCAATATTTAATCAAAAAAGATTGTTCGTCCCCGAAGGGTTCAAATCGGGCAAGGTTTTGTCGGCTCGAATAGACGAAATACGCAATGTAACGTCAATGATAGCATCTCTATTCGCAAGCAATCCAGACGAAAATATTGTAACGGAAGTTCAAAACGCATACGAAACGGACACGTTTATAAAAGGGTTCATTGGTATATTTATGTTTTTGAGATATACGGCAACAATGGATAAGACAGAGGAGACTGAGAAGACTGTGAAGACCGCGATAAAGGTCCCTAAAATGTTAAGCTCACGTACACTAGCAGATGAGGACACGCGCGAAATTAGTTCAACAGAACTTCCTGTCAAGGAGGCACAAGATAACATGCTAAAACGTCTATTTAAAGCATTATACTTAGATTTGGATGGGGTAAAAGAAGAACCAAGCAATATCCAAATAATGGATAAAGAAATTAAATTTAAGATGAACGCAGGGTTTAAGTTCGATGAGTATAAATCGGCACAAGATAAAAAAATATATGTGAAAGCGCACTTAAAACACTCTACGCGCCAAAATACTACTGAAGAGTTTATTGACAACATGATATCACAAATTACCGATGTTATTAATTATCGTAACCAAATGGAAAATATAACCGCAGAGTATAATGCGAATATGGCGGACCTAAGTGATTCTATTTTTACTACGAATTCGTTCACAAAACTATTAGAAATGAATGTAGTAACTTTTGGAGATAAACCGTTAACGGGTAAATTTGAAGGTATAGACGGCAATGAAATAAATGTAAATGTGGCATTATTATATTTTGTAGAAAATAGATACAGCAGTATTAACAACAAGCCGGTCCCTCACCCAGAATTGATTGGATTATTCTCTCAATTATTTAAAGAGCAAGGATTTTTGAGTCGCGAATTTATTAAAGAGGGTAAAAATGTAAAGGCAGGTGGTGGCGGTGATGATATATTTAGTGTTATGCAAAACTTGTTTGTATCTGATACACCCGAGTCTACGGCACTATTTAACCAATATAGAAGAAACTCGTATTTGTTATTGAATCTACCTACAACATATGAAATTGTTACGAATAGCTTTGGTTCATATCCGACTGAAATTATGCTTTACTTACAAAATTTAAACAAACAATATATTCAAGAACAAGCGGGTAAGGAATCTCAACAAAAGTTTACAGAAGTTTTTGGAAGCAATAAGAGTCCGATTACCGGACAACCACCGGCTTCATACGACATGGGTAGAGGTTTCGATCGTCCCGCCGCACAGGCATTAAAAGTTGGCGGAAAAACGCGTAAGAATAAAAGAAAGTTAATGCCAAAAAGAAAAAGCAAGAGAGATAAAAAGAGCAAAAACGGAAGAAACAAAACAAAAAAAATAAAGAGGGAACATAAACGTAATAAACATAGTAGGCGCTTTACACCCTTGAAGATTTAAAATGGGACAAATTATGAGTAAGTTTTTTCTGTTTTTATTATAGTAATGACGCATAAAAGTGAGGATTATAAAATTTCTGCCGTAAAATATTATTTGAAAAATAAAGACAATATAAGAAAAACCTGCAAAATTTTTGATTGTAAGAAATCTACATTACAAAGATGGATACAAAGATATAATTCTACTAAAAATCTTACAAGAAGAAATAGAAAACCATTATCATATAAAATTTCTAAACCACAAGTAAATACTGCGTTAGATTTATTGAAACAAAACGAACAACTGACTATGAATGAATTATTGGTTGATATGAAAAATAAATATCCTACATTTGATATTACATCTCAACATTTAGGACAGATTGTTAGAGATAACAATAAAACAAGAAAACGAACAAG